CTCGACATCATCGAAAACGTAGATGAAAATGGTATGGTTGAGGAAGACGATGATGAGATGGATTATCTAAAAGAACCTAAAGGTGTCGTCAAGACTACTCTTGTTGTTGCCAAGCCACACCCTAGCGGTATGATGGCTATGCCTTTTCAAGAAGGAGGCACTCCTGATCCAGATTTTGATATGGACCCTGGCGGCACACCAACCGATCCAGGACAAGATGATACTTTAGGTGAAGAAGATGAAGACACACCAACCAATACTGGATCGCCAGGGGCGGAACCTGCTCCTGGTAGTGATACCTATCGAGAAGCAGAAAAACAACTTGAGCAAGTTATGGAGGACAGAGGGTTTAAGGAAAGAGTGGGAGATTTTTTATACGATTTAGCATATAACATTCCTACCCCTACCCCCTCTTTAGATATTACACCTGCATATAGAAATAAACAAATTCAGCAAGCAATGAGAGATGCAAAAGCCAACAATCTGAATTTAACCCGCGAGCAAATTGAAGAACAGATTGATAGACTTAACTTAGGTCTGCAAATGAGTCCAGAAGATGTAGCTAAAGCTAATCCAGCTACTGGAAAACTTGGTGCGCTAGGTCAAGCAGCTATGAGAGGCTTAGTAGAAAAAGACGTTACGCTGTCTCCTAATTTTGATATGGAAATACAAGATCAGCTAGAGCCGGATCGTGGAGGCGGGGAAGATATTGAACCTATCAAACCCTTAGAGCTTGCGGATGAAAAAGATACTGATGAAGGCCCGTTCCCTGGATTTAAATTATTTCCTGGTATCGGCTATAGAAAAGTAAATGAAGATGTTAAGACCGTCAAACGTGGTGGCTTAATGGGTTACTAATTTTTCGAGGGCTACTTTTTACCCCTAACATGGTGTTAGGCTACTAAAGACCCCCAATAAGGAGAAGACCATGACTATGGCTGAAGTACAAGAAGATCGCGTTGCTACTATTAAGTATAAGAGAGATAGAGTTTCTGAAGATGAGCAAGAGATTGCAGAGTTGGAAGCAGAGCGAAACAAAGATGTAGAAGCTCGACGCGAAGAAGAAGCAGAGCAAGAACTAGGTGCAGAGGAACAGACATACAAAAAAAGATATGGTGATCTACGTCGCCACACGCAAAAAATCCAAGATGAAAATAAACGCCAGCTACAAAAGCTTCAAGATCAAGTAGAGGCTTTAACTAAGAAACAAGTTAAGCTACCTAAATCTGATGAAGAGCTTGAAAAGTGGACTGAGCAATATCCTGATGTTGCAAAGATTGTAGAAACAATCGCCTCTAAAAAAGCTATGGAGGCTAGTAACGACGTAGAAGAAAAGCTTCGCCGAGTCGAAGAATTAGAACTTAGGATTGAGCGAGAGAAAGCTGAGACTGAATTATCTAGGCTTCATCCAGATTACGATGACTTACGACAAGATAAAGACTTTCACGACTGGGTTAGTGAGCAACCTAAATGGATTCAAAGTGCTTTGTATGAAAACGACACTGACTTCTTAGGTGCAGCTAAAGCTATTGACTTGTATAAATCAGAAACTGGTAAGAAAGCAAAGAACAAAGACACGGGCGCAGCTAAGTCTGTAAGGACCAGTAAGCGTTCAGAAGAATTAACAGAGGGTAAAAACTCTTGGTCAGAGTCCAGAGTAAGACAATTATCTGGTGCTGACTTTGAGAGATTCCAAGAAGATATCGAAAAAGCTATCCGTAGTGGTAACTTTGATTATGATATTTCTGGAGGTGCTCGTTAATTTTTTACTTGACAAATAAATATCACTATGATATAATAGCTACAAACTACTAAAAGATGCCTTCCATTCGGAACCACCATCTAAACTATTTAGTGAGGGGAGTAATGAAACTCCCCCACTTTTTCAAAGGCTAACCCTAGCCTTCAACTACCTGATAATCTAGGCCGGATCTTCTTCCCACCCTATCCTTGTCAGCCTTGAAGTGTCCCTCGTTAGCTCTTTTATGCACTTTCTTAAAGGAGAAAACTCATGGCATTTAGAAGTGCGGCAGGATACGCGAACCTTCCTAACGGCAATTTTTCGCCGATTATCTATTCCAAGAAGGTCCAAACTGCCTTTAGAAAAGTATCTGTTGTTGAGGATATTACTAACAACGATTACTTCGGCGAAATCGCCAACTTTGGTGACACTGTACGTATCATCAAAGAACCAGAAATCTCGGTTCAAGAATATTCTCGTGGGACGCAGATTGTTCCACAAGAGCTAGACGATGAGGATTTCACCCTCGTTGTTGACCAGGCTAACTACTTTGCGTTCAAGATTGACGACATTGAAGAAGCACACAGCCACATTAACTTTGAATCTTTGGCAACTGACCGCGCTGGCTATCGCTTGCGTGACCAGTATGACCAAGAGATCTTTGGTTACATGGCTGGCTTCAAGCAGTCTGCTTTGCATGGCAACGCTGATACAGCCCGTGTTGCTGCCGATAAGTCCGGTACTGACCCAATCAGCACTGTTGATGCAGACGGTATCTTGGCCAGCATGAAGCTGACATCCACTGACATGGGTATTGGTTCTACCACTGCTAACTCTATTCCGATTACTGCTACTCCGACGAGCACTAACTCTTCGGCTCTGGCTGTCCTGAATAGAATGGCTCGTAGACTTGACCAACAGAATGTTGACCGCGATGGTCGCTGGCTTGTTGTCGATCCCGTGTTTGCTGAAGTCCTTAACGATGAAAACTCGAAACTGTTGAACAACGACTTTGCTGGTCGCCAGGATGCTGGTGATATCCTTCGCAATGGTCGCGTCATGGACGGTTTGATTCGTGGCTTCCGTATCTACATGTCGAATAACCTGCCAACTCTTGGCACAGGCCCAGGCACGACTGCCGCTGCTGGTTCATCCTCGAACTTCGGTGTCATTCTTGCCGGTCATGATTCGGCTGTTGCTACAGCTTCACAAATCGAAAAAGTTGAGACTTATCGTGACAACGATAGCTTTGCAGACGTTGTGCGTGGTTTGCACATGTACGGTCGTAAACTGCTTCGTCCAGAAGCAATTGTGACTGCTGCTTATAATCTGCATTCATAAGGAGGATAGAACATGGCTACAGTAGATATGACTGTTGGTGGTGTTGCTAATGGCGCAGCCACCTCCATTAACCACAAGTCCCGCATGGGCGCTCAGATGCCTTACACCGTTGAGTTTACGCTTGACTTTGCTGAGGCAACTACTGCTAAAGGCTCCGCATTAGCCGCTGGTGACATTTTCCAAGTTATTGATGTCCCTGCAAATACGCTACTGCATGGTGCGATTGCCGAGTGCGTCGTTGCCGTAAACAGTACGCTTGCTACCGTTGATATTGATGTTGCGGCTGGCGATGACTTCATTGATGGCGGTGATGCTGCCTCCACTGGTTTCATGGCAATCGGGTCTAACGGCCTTGCTCCTTTTGGTGCAAACACTGTTAACCCAGCTTCTGCTGCTGACACTATCGACGTTAAACTCGCTACTGTTGGTGACACTGCGGTTGCCACTGGTAAGATTCGTGTTATCGCATTCATGACTGATTGCACCACGAAACTGGGTCCGAATGAAGTGGACCGAGATACTCTTGCCTAACTAAGATAGGGGAGGTCTTAACGGGCCTCCCCGACTTTATAGGAGCACTCATGGGAATTACACTTAAATGTTCTATTGATGATGAAACATTAAAAAAACATTATGAAATAAATAAAGATCAAAAAGTTCCCTGGATCTATAAACTAAAAAATAGTGCTAGAAAAAGAAAAGACAAAGTTTTAATTTGTGCTGGCGGTCCTTCTATCAGGGAGTTCCATCCTCTTATCCAAAATTGGAAAGGGGATATTTTCGCATCTAAGACTGTAGAGTATTTAGAGAACATAGGCGTTACACCACATTACTGTATTCATGTTGATGCAGGTGATAACGAACCTAACAGAGTTTGGAAAAATAAAAAAACAAATTACTTGTTCTCAACTCAAATTAAACCTGAAGTATTTGATGTAGCTAAAGGCTGCAAAGTTTTTAAGTTTAATACTATTTCTTCAAATGAGTGGATGCCCCCTAATTTAATTGCAGGTGGTTCTAATTGCACCGCACAAGCTTTATTTTTATGTGCATGGTTAGGCTACAAAGAAATACACATTACAGGATTTGATTGTGGTTTTAAAGAAGATCCTGACGGTACTATGATTTTAAATGTAAATCGTAACAACATCAATAAAACAGACAACCCTAAAGTTATTGTTAATGATCACGAGCGGGGTCTTAAATATCATACTGATTACGAATATATGGGTATGGCAGAAGAAGCTGCTAAGATTATTCAGATTTTATCCCGTGATAAAAAAATTAAATTTAATGCATATGGTAACTCTGTATTTACATCGACGGTAGATAAAGATATTAAAAAAGGATCTTACTCATTAGGTCCAAATGTACCACTTAAATGGTTGAAAGCGGCGTAAATGGCAACAACTTTTATCACACTTGTTAATGATGTAGCGAAGCGCCTCAACGAAGTTCAGGTGACTACTGCTGATTTTTTAACAGTGGTTGGCTTTCATTCTCAAATTAAAGACTCTGTAAATGTTTCTCTTCAAGAGGTAGGGCAAGAGCAGTTTGAGTTTCCATTTAATCATGCTACAGCTAATATTACAACATCTACAGGTACTGCTGTATACGCCCTCGAAAGTGATATGAAGTCAGCAGATCTGGATACATTTAGAATCCGTAAAAGCACTGCCGATGGTATCGACGCTCAACGGCTCAGAGAAATTAACTTTGATACGTTTATCCAAAGATTCTATGAGCGTGATGAAAACGCAAATGTAGGCGACTTTGATACTCCTAACTACGTTTATAGGACTTTGGACAATAGAGTTGGCTTTAGTCCCGTCCCCGATAAAGCATACACAATTTCCTATGATTATTTTAAATTTCAAACTGACTTGGTAAATCACTCTGATACGATGTCTGTTCCTGATAGTTTTAAAAACGTCGTAGTAGATGGTGCTATGTTCCAAGCATATATGTTTCGAGATAACTCTCAACAAGCTGCTATTGCTAGACAACGATTTGAAAAAGGCGTAGAAAATATGCGGAAGTTGTTAGTTAACAGATTTACTGATGTAAGAGATACGAGAGTAAGCAGGTTAATTAATTACCCGCACGGTGAAAAGTAATGACTGACAATCTCCGCGATGCCACCATCATAGCGCGGGGCGGTCTTTACACTAACGAAGATGCGCTCACACTTGCTGCTACTCAACCAGGATCAGC